ATCACGTATTGCATCATACCGCCGCCGCAATAATGGAATGATAGCCGCGAGTCTGATTGTTTTCCACTGCGACTAACTGGCCAGCCTGCAACTCAATCAGCGATTCAGGAGCAAAACAAAACAGCCGCTCACCGCTGTCCGATTGCATGTCGTAAATGCTCTGGCTGACTTTGCTGATAATCCTGCCCCAAATCATTCAACATTCTCCTTCGCTCGCTGTGCCTCAATGTACGCTTTGTGCGTGTGCAATGGTCGCCGCTTGACAGTCTTTACGTTTTTCCGAACACGCCGAAATTGTGGGACATGCCCGGAAACTTCTACCTCACCAGATGCTGGCGTTGGCAGCAACTCAGCCAGATACGCCCGCATTCCTTCGCACCATGCCGGATCGGTGTGATTCAACACGCTGGCATGTTCCGTTACCCGCTTGATTGTGTCAATGTCCATGCGTTTTTGAATGCGGCAGAAAAACGGACGTGTTCGCTGTGGCTTAGTACGATACACGTTTCCGTAAAGCACCTCCCACAGTAAAGTGTTCTTTCCCAAATCGAACCGCTCGTAAAGCTCTTTGAGTTTCGCTTTCTCTGCAAAATGCGGCAAGTGAGTTGCGTAGTCGTGCGTCGTCAATCCTGCCTGTGTCAGCACTCGCATCGTGTTGGCTTTGCGGTTCTGCCACGAGTTCTTTGATGATGGTCTGTAGGGTTCCGCTCGTGGAGTCGCAAGAACATCAAACGTCACTGGTTTTACGAAATAGATATCATCCATCATCCACACGAATTCGCTGTCAATTTCCGGGTGTGTGGCAATGGTCCACATCTTTGCCAGCATGTCCCGAAATGCTCTGTTTGTGTGTCGCTTGCCGATTCGCCGTTGATTGATCACATGCCCTTGAAACCACGGTGGACGATCGCCGACCAGCGTGATTTTTGCTTTGCCTTGATAGTGCTGCTCAATGCTTCGAATCGACCATCGCAATTCATCGCCAGCCGCACCACCGTGCCAGTATGGGTAAACGAACTGCAACACGTCCGAGCGTTTTTTGACAGTGCCACATCCGCCGCACGATTTCGGTTGTGGCTTGTACTCACCAGACGTTTGCTTCTGAATTAGCAGGCGTTCGGTCTGGGCAAAGAAATCACCCTTCGGTCTTCGCAGTTGGCATGTTTCACAGAACGACAACGGCAACACGCCACGGGCTTTTGACTCCGCATGCCCGCACATCATGTGTGTTTTCATGACGACTTGCCGACGGTGGATGCAGTCTGTCATGGCAACGTACCTCCGCCGCTATCCGCTCGAATGGTCACGGAGGAAGGGAAGTTTGTTCCACTTTCCGTGACGTAGTTGCAGCCGGGGCCAAGACCACCCCATTCCGTTGTGCCCGGCGGGTCCGTAAATTCATCGAAGCCATCAGAGCAGATCAGGTCAAGTTGCTGCTCGAACATGCAATTCAGCGGCATGCTGGAGGTCTTGCCGTAGTGCAGGAAAATGTATCCAGACTCGCCAATTGAAGGGTCTGGAAATTCGCCATTCGTGCAGCCATAGAAGAAATACACGAAACAGTGGATAAAGTATTGCCCGAGTGAATCTTGCCCAACGATGATTCCAACCCACGGGCCATTAGCACACGTTCCGCAGGTGCCGTATCCATCGCGAGTGATCGTGACTTCGCCGGTGCTGTTGTTCTGCCAAAAACAGCCTGACCAGCCCGGATCTGGACAACGAAAACTGCCTGCTTCAAATGGCTCAGATGCTGCAATTCCGTAATGCGGCCCGGTAGCTTGATCGTAACAGCCAACTTCCATGCCTGTGAAATCGCCTGACGCGGGGCAATTATTGCCTAACGACCACTCCATCTCAAATGATGCTGGAGCAAAGCCTGTGCTGCAATAGTCGCACGGCACTGTTGGAATCACATCGCTTGCACTGCTCGCTGATTCGCTGGCCACACTTGCAGACGCACCGCCTGACGCTTCGGATGCTGACGCTGACGCCGATGCACTGGCTGATTGCGATGCTGAAGACGACGACTCTTCAGGACAATGACAGCAGCCGATCAGCATTAGAGACTCCCAGAGCTTGCAGAACCACCGGGACAATCCGCACCATACAACTGCCATTCGCCGTCGATCCATTCGGCCTTGCAGTACGTGCCGGCTTCGACGGAGATGTTTTCAAAGCGGTTGACGATGGTGATGACTGGATGCTGTGTTCGCGGCTTCATGTTGTCCGTGCCGTCGTATTTTTCAAACACGGTCGCTGTTGCGTAACTCGGATCGGTCCACGAATCGACGGCGGCCAATAGGTCTTCGCGTAGTTTGACTTGAAGATGTCGCGGACGATGCTCGTTGAGTTCGCGTCTCTGCGGATAGTTCTGCTGCAACTGCGGAATGGATTGTTTGCACGTAAGATACCATTGCCAGAGTTCTCTGGCTTGCTCAGGTGTGTAAACGCCAATTTGCTCAATGGTCATGATGCGACTTTCGCCAACACGATACGGACGTTTGTGCTCGCTGATGCACTTTTAATGTATGTGCTCGCCAGTGCTCCAACTTCCGGCATTTGTGCAGGTGGTCCGCCCGCTGGAATACTGAACCACTCAACAAATGATCCTGCCGAATCACCACCGACTGAAACCTTAGCGGATGCGTGCAAGTTGTAAATCAGGCACATGCAATCGTCGGTCATGTCACCAACGGCGATGAGTTCATGCGTCGTGCCGATAATCTGCGTCCGAATGTCGCAAAGGTCCGATGTTGTCGTGACCTGCTCTTCGATCAATGGCAGCGTTTCCGTTCTGACATTGTCGCGCCAGAACTCGAAGTTGTTTTTGATTCTGATTTGGTTTGCCATCAGATTAGCCCTAGGCCAGAGTAAGGCAGTGAGCCGTAGACTTGTGTGTAGTAAAACAACGCATTTGCCGGATTCGTTTCGCGTGTGCCGTCTGACTTCAACAGCACTGGCTTGACTGTCTCTTGCGCGTTGTCATCCAGTGCCCGGATAACAATTGATCCGGACTTGACGTAGAATCCCTCATGCCGCCAGCGTTTGTACCATGCCTGAGCATCGGACGCACCGGCAAGCCCACGACGAAACTGAATGCGAGCCGTGACGGTCCACTGTTCCTGTGGCTGATTGTACTTGTAGCGATTGCGAGCCGAGAACCCGATCAGCCTAGCTGTTCCAGGTGGCCAGCCGAGGAACGTGTCTGAGTTGGTGGCGTGGCGGTACGCTGCGACTGATGGTAGGTCAATCGTCAAAAACTTTTTGGTGATCACCGCAACCTGATCGCTGATTTCCATGGTCAGTCCGTCAACCTGTTCGCCGTTAAACGTCAGGATTGCGTCTCCATTGAAATCGCGGTCGATCGGTTCGGTTGATGTCACGTCGGACCATTCTACCTCGACTGAATCCGGGTCCGGAGATTCGCCCTCGTAGCCAACTGTCACCTGCCACAGAATCGGACTAATTTGGACAGGATTTGACGTTGTCACAAACGCAGCTCGACCACTGGAATGCTGCTGTCCGTTCTGCGGTACACCGCTGGCTTCCTTGACCTCAAAGAACGTCGTGTCAGCAGTGCAGACGACTTGATACGCCTCCGTGATGGCATATTGCTCATCAGTAGCGTCAGCCTTTGGCGTCGTGACTGTGCCGCCGTTCTGACTCCACATTTGCGAAACGTCTACGATGCTCATGCTGGTTTCACCATTTGCACGCCGTTTGTGGTGTTCTTCTGAATCTTCTCAAGGTGTCCAGTTTGCTTTGCCGCTTCCGCTGCCGACGTTTTTGCGGCATTGGCAACCATCGTGATCCCTAGACTGATCTGCTGCTGTAACCTCAATGATTGATCTTCTGACGATCCACGGGTGAGTAATCTGGTTTCTGTCGCCGTCAGTTTTTGTGGTGCCGACGCCTGGACTTTCTTGTTCTTGTCTTCCTTCAGTTTTTCCAGACGTGCCTCTTCCGCCGCAAACTCCTTAGCGGTCTTTTCATCGACGCCTTTGTTCATGAATTCCTTGATGCGTGCGGCTTCCTTACCTTGCTCCAATTCGATCCGCATCAGGTCGAGTTTTTCACGCTCCGACTTCTTCAGGTCTTCCACTGCTTGTTTTTCACGTTCACGGTCTTGCTTGATCCGTTCGCGTTCACGCTGCTTTTCGTCATCAGCTTTCTTGCGTTCTTGCTCGGCCTGCTTTTCGGCTTCTTTCTTTGCAAGGATTGCATCACGTTCAGCCATCAACCGTTGCACTTCGCCCTGATCGTTGGCCGTCGCGTTCTTCGCGGCATCCATTGCGATCTGTTCGGCACGAGACGCTTGAAGGTACTGCACCTCACGGCGAAGATCTTCGACAAATGCTTTTGACCGTTCTTTGGCGGCGTTCGTGGCTTTGATTGCCTCGATGTTTTTTGTTCGCTCGCTAGTGTTGCGAACAATCTCGTCCCGTTCACGCTTCAGTGCTTCGAGGCGGTCAAGATCCTTTTGGAGCTGTTCGTCGGCGTCCTTTGCGTATTGCTTGCGGTCACCCGTGATTTTCCAGGACTCAGCCCATTTCATTACTTCTTTGCGGCTGTGCTCAACGTTCTTGCTGACGCCTTCGATGTTCTTGTTCAGGTCCGCAATGAGTGCCTGATACGCTGCCTGCTTTGCCTCAGGATCTTGAATGAGTTCGATGTCTTCTTTTTGATTCGCAATCAGGCGAGATTGCAGTTCACCGACGGCTTTGTCCAGTGATGCCGCTTGCTTGTTTGCCAGCTCCATCGACTTTTCAAATGATGCAGTTTTCCAAATGATGTCCGAAAGAGCCTTGCCAAGCCCAAACGCAATCGTTCCGACCAGACCGGCGAGACCAGCTTTGAATGCAAACGATGACGTTCCGCCATTCTTTGCTTGCTCTGCAAATCCCTGCATTTTTTCTGTGACGCTCGCCAATCCTCCAGCCAATCCAGCGAGTTCTGTTGAGCCTGTCACGTTTGCAAATGCACCGATGATCTCGGTTGCCGCTTTTGCCTTTTTCCCTGCCTGCTGAAACTTACCAACGGAAGCGTCGAGCGTTTGGCCGACATTCTGCAAAGCTTTTGACGCCTGGTCATCAGCTTTAATCAGGATATCGACTGAGTTGCTCATTTCTGACCTTTGTTTCCTCGTTGTTGAACCAGTGCGTTGCGTGAATGATTCCCGCAGACTGGTCCATCGTTCCACCAGACGTTGGCAGATGTCCTTTGTTGATCATGTCGATAACATCAAGTGCCGTGTAAATCGATGCACAATACGCCGTTGGGCAACCCTCCAGCCTGACGAACCCTTCTTCGCATTTGTCGCATCCGTGCCCATTGCAGGACGGACATTCAATGTCAATTGGTTCCTGTTCTGTGCTGATTGTGCGGCATTGTCTTCCACTACACGATTGACACAGCATCCCGCCGCGTATCAAGGCTGCTGTTCTGAACTTTTTTTTTCGTCATGACTCAGATACTGATTGTGCATCACCTTGCGAAGCAACTCACGCGCCTCGCTGTAGTTCAGCACGTCAGTCAGTGCGTCTTTGCTGTATTCAATGCCTGACATGTTCTTCCAGCCGATCAGCACTTCCGCCAGCACATCTACAGTTTTTGCAAACAGCTCTTCGGCAGTGATGTCTGGATTTTCCGTGTACAAATCCAGAACGTTTGCAACCTTGAGCTGCCCGCGCATTGCCTGAGACTTGGCAAAAAACGTCGGTTGTGATTCTTTCGGCTTTGTGGCGTCCGAATCCAACACGATCGGAAATTGCTGTCCTGGCTCAAGTGCAATCGGCATAAATCCTCATCAGTCAAAAGTGATTGTCAACTCGCCGTCAACACTGCTGGCTGACGTTGCAAGCCATGTCAGGTTATCGACCAGCATATCAGAACGGTTGCCTTGTTGCTTGTTTTCAAGCTGTGCCTTTGGTGCTGCAACTGTAACAGATGAACCGGAAGTTCCAATCTGGCAACTCAACGCATAAGGAGTGTACGTCAACCATGCGGCGTCGCGGTCCTGTGTTGCGACAAGAACTGACTCAGGATCTGCTGTGATGATCGGGGCGCGATTGGTTACCAACGCCGAAACGTAGCCCGACCGATCGGAAGCGTTGACACACTCCCGCATGATCACGCTGTTACCGGCGTCAATCTCCAGATTTGATGTGCATAACGCCACGGAATTCCACGTCAGTGCTCCGGTTGCAAATCGCAACGCCGATGCCGTTGGGTATGTCGGGGAAATGATTGCAGTATCTGTTTCGTTGCTGGAATACTTGCCAGTAAACGTGAACTCGATGTACGCCATTTTTCCAGTCGGGCAAACAATCTTAAACGTGCCCATTGCACCAGAGATCAATGCCCGCTTGCCGTCCTTATAGTGGCCGATTGTCAGCGTCTTGACGTTGCTGCCCGGTGCTTCAGTCTTTGGCGAGAAGACGCCGGTCGACTCGACCCAACCGCACGCTGGAAGCAACACGCTTGCCCAGGTCGGAATATCGGTGCCGTTGTAGGTGATCGCATGACGAATCTTTGCTGTGCCGGTCATCCCTTCCGGAACACTGGCAAGGTAATTGAATCCGCCTTGACCCTCACGTCGTGTCATAGTCACGTTCGGCTGGATGTCGAATTCCTCAGCGTTGAATACGCCTTCAGTGCCCGACAAGGACTCGGCAGTTCCGATCGTGGTCTCAACCTTTGCGGCAAACACCGCCTTGCGTCTCAGTAGTGGCATTGCCGTTTTCCTATGTTGTGACAAGCCCGGAGGCTCGAAGAACGTTCAATTTGATTCGCCGCTCAAGTTGCTTTGACAACTCGTCTTCGATGGTCTTGACTTGTGGTCCAGCCATCTCGTTTTTCTTGTAGGTGCCGTACGCCGAAACGCCCTTGAGTTGCACGATCGGAAGCCTGGAAGAACCAACACGCTTAAATGCATTGCCCTTCCATTTCATTCGCATCACACCCGGTCGTGGTCCCTGGAATCCGCTATTGACTCGCTTGCGTCCGCCTTGCTTGTCGATCTTGTACGATACGCCGCGTTTGTCCTGCCGTGCTCCAAAGTGCCGCAAGCCGAGACGTTTCGTTTCTTTGAGGCTGACAACGGCAGACAGATTCCCTTCTGTCGCTGCTGCCCGGATGCTCAAAGGCTTTTCAACTTCGTCTTTCGGGATGGCAACTTTCTTTCGAATGTCGCGCCCCATTTCCAGTTTCGTTTTCTTGCTGACTTGATTGATTGCACCAGCGATTTCCTTCGGGAGCTTCTTGCCGCTGGCTGACACTGCGTCGGCCAGTCGCTTCAGTTGCCCACGATTGATTTCGATGGCGATCATATTCGCACCGTGTAGGGGTCGTTTTCGTCTGTTCGAAACGTGATCGCAAATCGAACCATCACGCCACTTGTGCCGCCTGTTTCTTCAATGTACGGCTCCA